TATTTACTACACCCATAATTTGAGTGTGCACTGGACCAGTTGCTGGAAGTAATTCTTTATAAGCATGTGCTTGAAACTGTGTTACCGCTTCAGCTAATACAGGGTGAGTTGCACCACTTGCATTTGTAAACGGTTGTGATCTTGTTTGATATTTAAATCCTAATAGGTCTAAACCTTTTGTGTAGCCATCTTCCCAATCTTTTCTAGATGCTTTGTATTGTGTATAGTTTTCGTAAAGATCAGAACCTAATCTACCTAAAATTTCTTCTGGTAATAGATCTGCTAAGTTATCAAAATGTTCGTTAGTGCCTGGTTGATTAATAGCTTCAGGATCAAAACTAATTGTTGCACCACCATCTTCTTCGGGAATTACTTCAACATCTTGAGCACCTTGTGCTTCTTCTACGTTTGCTTGAGACGCTTCTGCAATCTCTTCTTCACTAGGTAATTCTATTTCTTGCTTTACGTTTGGTAAAGACTTGTCTATTTCTGACATTGTTTTTCTCCGAGTTCGAAACCACTATAGTCTTTTTTCCAGGAACATTCAACCCTTGCGGATGAGGTCCTCTCTCTGGTGGTATCGTAGTTGTTAGTTTTTTAGTCATCTTGTAATAGTTTCATTCCTTGTATTCCTAAAGAGGCACCAAATCCAAGTATACCTGCTCTAGACAATAATCTTAATGCAGCAGGGCTCATACCTAATGAAGCAATCCCTCTAAAAGCTGAAGGTAATCCTCTTGTTAATTTTGGTGTTTGATCTGCAAATGCAGGATATAAATAATTTAATGGGTCTGTAGCTAAATCTGAAATAGAATCCCCTTCTGATACTTGTCTTGTAATATCTAATGCAGCTAATGGTGCAAGTAATGCAGGTGATGCTGCGACTCCCAATCCTCTTCCTAATACTCTTCCTGCCGTTCTAGCAACTCCTTTTCTCTCAACACCTAATCCTCTTGATCTACTAGCTTTAATTGTTGATGGCGCACTAAGTGCTGTTGCACCTGCAACTGTTGCACCTAATGCAGGTAATTGATAGTCTAAAATAGCCGGTCTTTCTAAATCTGTAGCGATTGGTTGTGTTACCATATCGACTAACATACTTTTTTGCTGATCTTCATTTGATAAATAAGTTGTTGGATCATCGTTTCTAAATTCTTTTACAAGTGCTGCTCCGGCTGCTCCGGCTGCACCAGCTAATGTAAATCTTTTTACACCAGGTGATTTTAAAAAATTTGTAGCAAAAGTTTTTACCATTTGCATTTTAGGAGTTGGTGCATCTGCTTCGCTTAAAATTGTAGCAGCTTTAACAGGATTTTTTTCGATTGCTTTTGCACAACCTGGAACAGCTAGTCCACCTTCGTTTAATGCATTACAAAATCTTATTTGTTCTCCTTTACCCAAAGTTGAAACAGCTTTTCTTAAATCATTTTTTGTAACTTCAAAAAAAGGTCTAGCTCCCTTAACATCTATAAAATATCCTTTGTCTTTTGCAAACTTTCTTATGTCTAAACCTTTCTTAGCATATCTATCTAGATCGGCTTTATCATAAACACTTTCAACATCTGTGCCTTCAACCAAAGAAGCAAGTCTAACTTGATCAGCAGCTTCTTGTCCAAATTCTTTTGCTATACCTGCTAATCTTTTAGGGTTTGTTTGTTCATTAAATAATCTTATTTTTCTTTGAAATTTAGCTGTATCGTTTTTGTATTTATCTAAATAATTTATTGCTTTTGATAAATCAGATTGTTGTCCTGCAATATATCTATTTAAATCTGATCTTGTTAAATCTACAAACGCAGAAAAAGGTGCAATGTTGTTTCTGTAAGCTCCTTTAACAGGAATAATTTCATTAATTGATGTACGATATTTTTTATCAATACCCATCTCATCAAATATTTTATTCATTTCTTCGGTGTATGTCGTTTTAAAATTTCTAAAACTTCCCACTCCTTTTAATTCTTTATCAACCTGTCTTAGTCCTTGTTCATAAACAGGTGCAGACCAAGGATCTCTTTCTTTAAGATCTGTTAAACTTTTAAATATAAATCTTGCTTTATCTTTGTCAGGTTGAACATCAACTCCCCTAATTTTATCACCATCATATGCTCTTGCTAATATAGACATTGCATAAGATGCTTGATAAGGAGTTGCACCTCCTAAAACTTTTATGGCATCTGCCCTACCTTTTTTAGTCCACAAGAGTGGATTTTTACCATCAAGATAGTTTTGAATTACTTTTGATTTTTTAAATTTGTTTACTCTGTTAATAGTATCTTCTTGAACAAAACCTTGATCCATAAAATCTTTGTATTGTTTAATTTTATTATCAAGTCCTGTTTTGTTTATGAAAGTTTTTTTATTTGGTATTACTGTAAATTTAAATAATTTATTAAATTCTTTTCCTCTAGCAGAATCTTTTTGTGTTGATCTTAAAGATTTAATATTGGCCTCACCTATACCTGATTGTTTTGCAAATTCCTGTAATGTAATTGCATCTTTAGGAACTATAGCTGCATCTTTTGTTATTTTTGTTATTCTTCCAATTTCTGTATTTAATTGATCGTTTGTTAAATCTGCAATTTTTGTACTACCATGTTTTTTAATATAAGCATCTTTAAAAGATTTATTATTATCAAAAGCCTCTCCAATTTGTTTTACTCTATTTCCTCTTCCTTTTTTTAAGGGCTTAACGTTTTTGATATCTAAAACATTTAATAGTAAATAACTTGCTCTTTTTATCGCTGCTTGTTCTGATTTTATTTTTTCTACTTTTTGTACTTCTTTTATAAATTCAGCATTATCAAAATATTTTTGACCTTGAACTGTAAAAGTATTATTTTTAATCCATGCCTGAAGTTTTTCCATTAGACCTCCAGGATTTTAGCTAGGCCACCACCTTTAAATCCTATTGGGTCGATACCTAATTGTATTTGTATTTGTCTAATCTCATCTGGAAAGTCATCTGGATTTTTTAAAACTTTATTTAATTGTTTAAAGTATTCTGTTTTTTCTTTACCAACTAAACTTTTGTCAGTTCCTAAACTTGAAAACAATCTTGATATATCTTTACCTTCAATACCGTATTTACGTAAAGCTTGGAAACCCATTCTAGCAGCACCACCAACAAAGAACGGAACTCTACCACCATCTGCTTTTTCTGTTTTTCTTGTTTTTTTAATTTCCATGTTAGCAATAAGTCTTTTAAGAAAAGTTATAGGTGAAAATGTAAGTCCCTCTGAAAGATCTACTACATCTTGTGTCATGGGTTGATCTGCATTAAATATATCTTTTACAGTATCCAATTTTTTTGTTTCTTCTAATGTACGTGGATATCTTGGTTCCATAAAGTATCCGTGTTTTAAAAAATTTGGAAAGATTCCGTCACCACCTAATTTTTTACCACGATAACCCATTATACCTTCTGATTCTTTTACAAGTTGAGAATCAGCTGCTGGAACTTGACCACCATCTGCAAATTCAAAATCTTCTGGGTTAACTGTTTGTGGATCAAACGCTTTATCAGTGACTGATCTACCTCTACCATCTTTAACTCTTATAAGTCTCTCTGCAAATGTTTGAATGTCATTTGGATTTTCTATTTTTGCAATTGCTGTTGCAACTTTTGGTCCAAAATATTTTTGCACTAATAACAATGGGTCACCCATACCACCGCCACCACCTTCGGTCATAAATCTAAAATCATCTGCTTCCATAACTGAGGATAGAGTTGTACCACCCGGAAACTCTGGGTCTTCTAAATCTTTTACTCTATTTAAAAAATCTCTAGCATTTGCTCTAGCAGTTGGTTGAGCATTTTTTGATACACCTGCGTTTAGATAAATTGTATCTACTAAATCATCTATAATTAAATTATTATTTTGAACATTTTTAAGTGCTTCTAAACCTTTACTTGTTGGTAAAATAGTATCTTCAACATTAACCCCTTCAGCTTTTGCCATATTTCTAAATGTTTCATCTGCCGATTGAATTGGTGCTGCAATATCATCTGCACCGCCACGTGAACCTGGTGGTGGTAAATCGTCTGCTTGTCTTAAAGACATCAGACCTTCTTTATCTAAGCCCCCAGTTCTTGTAGCAAGATCTGTTACGTTTTTTGGTTCTGCAGGTGGAAAATAAAGATTCTCCATCTTCTTCATATTAGATAATAATTTGTTTGCTTGAATATCATTTAGCTTGCCAGCTACAGCATAACCAACTGAGCTTGTTAATTCTTCTACTGCTTTTGATTGTGGTAATATAGCTAGCGCTTCTTCGTTGATGTCCATGTCTAACATCAGTTCTGGAGACTTACCTTTACCTAAAAAATTTACGTTAGTTTTAGTTCCAAGAACTTCATTAGTATTACCACCTAATTTTTTATATAATTGAACAATAGTATTTACTAATTCTCTTCTAGCCATAATATTCTAATCTACTCCTATCCGGCAACGGTTCGTCTTTGTAAGAATCTTTGTTACGAACTAAGCCACCTTGTTTAATACGCATGATTGCCTGGGTCATAGAGTCGACATAGTCATCGTAATCTCCATGCGGAAATGCAGCGCATTCTTCCACAACTTCTTGAGCAAAATGTTGGTGCATAGGAGCCCATACTATTCCCGTCTCAAAAAGCGGTGATACTGAATTTACTCTTGCATGCTTATCATTTCCTCGGCTCGGTGTAAAGTTAACAACTGGAATTCCCATATCTCTTAATTCAGCCGTCAGAGGTATACCAGAGGCTTTGGCCTCAACGATTACCATATCAGGACGCCAAAATAGATACTCTTCGTGAGCAACTTTCTTTAGTTCTGGAAACTCATATCTATCCTTAAAAGCGTTTAATAATATTATATTCATTCCGTGGTCCTCGGTCTCAAAGACTCCCCACGTGGTTATGGCACTATAATCGGCAGATTCTTTTTTAAGAAAAGCTGTATCGTATGATTGTAATATAAACTCACATTTAGGTGGATCTTTGTCTTCCCAGTCTTGCCACCAATCACGTTTAATTATAGCTCCTTCTTCAGCTGTTGGCTGTTGCATATACTGAGCGTTCCAGTTGTTAACTGGAATAGATGCTTTGGTTTTTTCTAACTCGTCCTTGGTCCAGTATTCTGGCCACACGGGTTTACCATCGGGGAGCAGGGCTGGTAATTCTACTACATCCCACTCGTCAGAGTTCTCTTCTCCCTGAGCCTTGATTAGTTGTCCAGTCAAATCTTTTGTACTCCACCTTGTCATAACAACAACGATACGACCACCAGGTTGTAAACGTTGACGTGGACCTGATGTATACCAGTTCCATGCTTTGTCGAATGACTTACTATCTTTTTTAATATCTTGTTCTTTATGTGGATCGTCAATGATTAGTAGATCAGCACCACGACCTGTTATTGCTCCACCAACACCGGCAGCGAAGTATTCACCTCCCTGTTCCGTTTTCCATTTACCAGCGGCTTGTGAGTCCTCCATCAGTCTAGTGTCGAATAGTTCTTTGTAATTTTGTTGGTCTACTAAATTCTTGGTCTTACGGCCGAAGTCGACAGCAAGATCAGCCGTGTGTGTTGCTTGAATGATCTTTAACCGGGGATCGAGGCCAACCATCCATGCCGGGAGTAAGTATGAGGCAAACTCCGACTTTGTGTGTCTTGGCGGCATGTTGATGATTAGACGTTTAATTTTCCCCTCAGCGAGGTCATTAAATTTTTTATTAATTTTTTTGTGATGTGAGCCTTCAATAAACTCAGGCCAAACGTATTTTACAAAACTCAAAAAGTCTTTTTTAATTATTGGCTTGGCTTTATCTAGTGCTACACTTTTTTCTAGTTCCAAAAGTCGTGCTCTTTCTTCTGGGGTCAATCCTGAAAAATTTTCCATAAAATTTTTTGTAATAAATTTTTTATAACCCAATTTTGAAAGTTAGTCTATAAGAGTCTAAATCTTACATATATGTGTACGTCTGGGACCCCTTTGTGTGTCTTGGGTGGGCCCTCCCATAATTTTCAAGCAAAAACACAAGATGTAGTGGTACCTCTATTGGCACACACTATGCACTAATTGCAATGCAGTTCTTGCATACCCTTATGGGATTTTATGGGTCTGGGGATTAGCCTCACCCCCAAACCCAACGAGATAAATCAGAAAGGTAAATCCTCTTGGACACAATCTTTCCAATTCTTATCTTCTTTCACTTCCATTTCTTTTTTTAATTCTAATGGTTTTTCAACTGCATTAAAATTAACTTCTTGCAAGTGATAGGAAGTCTGTTCCCTGTCCTCGTTCAATGTATCAAGAGCCAACAACTTTTTAACTGCTGTTGTCAAGTCATACATCTTATTATCATAAACCCTGTAATCAGTTTGATGATAATATTTATTTTTTTCAATTATGAAAAACTTTTTTTCGTTCAATTCTTTTTTCATAATTTGATACTCCAACTATCTGACGCAGTTCTATATCCATCTGCGTCTACATCAAAATAAGTCATTAACATTCGACCTGCTTTTGATGTCCAATATCTGCACTTATCTGTCCATAATGCATTTCTTGTTATTGTCTTTTTATCACTTGCTGAATAGTAAGTGATAATGAAAGGTTTATTGTTTATCATAATAACCTTTCTCAACTAAATACTTGTATAAATTCTTACAAGTTTTAGGTGCTTTCTTGTCGTTGATAAAATGCAACACAGCTTTAGTAAAACTTGAAAATCCTGTCACTCTTGGATTTGTCATAAGCATACCACTTGTTGCCTGTCTTTTTAATGCCTGTAATAATAATTCCTGCTGAAATGTAAAACCACTTGGCATTTTTGTTTCTGCTATTGTCATTTGTTTTATCTCGCTTTCTATAACTTTATGTTATGGGATAAATGTAATTTATCCCATAACGAATTGCAAGACCTTAATTCAAGTTATCAGAATTAATTTCTTGTTGTTGCATATATGCAACACGTTCTGCTATCTTTTGCTCTCTAGTTTTTTCAGTATTTTTCATACCTTTTATTCTTTCAGCTAGATTTTTCGGATTGTAAATTACTAGACCTGTACTATTGGTTCTAATAATTTCTGCGTCTGTAATTTCCAAACCAAGTTCAGTTGCAAGTTCAATTGCCTCATCAAGATATTTATAACCTTTTAATCCTATCTTGATTTCTTTCATTTGTTGCAAGACACTTTCAATCCATTTTTCATGTGCCAAAACGAATTGAGCCTTTTGTTGTTTCCAAGTTATTAAAAACTTGAATTCATCTTCACTACAAGCAATAGACCTATCTCGACAATAATCTCGACCAATTAAATCGAGTTGATATTTTTCATTCCACTCTCGACCATATTTGGTTTCATTATCTCGACCACCATTCAATCCAAGATACTTATCATTATTTTCAGTAAATTTTCTTTTGTATGGATTGTCATCTTTATTTTTTTGCTCGATTAAAATGTCTGCGTTGCAATTTTCCTGTGCGTTGATTTCATCTCGATACAAAGCATAAGCATACTCATTATCTCTATGATATTCGTTATCACTACCAACATCAATAGAACCATTTAATCTGAAATCAAAATGTTTTTCTATTGGTACGTTTTCTTCAATTACAAGATTGTCATTGTAATCTCGTTTTTCTTTTGTTCCAAGATAATGAAAATGGAAACAACTATCTTTTGCAATAGTCGAAACATTTTCAAACTTGTTTTGAAGATAGTATGCTTTTTCGACATCATCTTCGGTATAATGACGTCTGACAATTTTTTCTGCCACACTCCAAGCCATATCATTTATGTCAAGTTGTTGTGCTTTTAAGCCGTCATACTTTCTTTTTTCTTGTGTATCTTCCTGTTCTAAATGCACTCTCATTCGGTTTGCAATTTTAGTTCGATACTCATTGTTTAGTCTTATTCTAGCCATTTGTCCTCTCTTTCTTTATGTTTATATTTAATAGCATAAAAAAGTTTTAAACTATTCTTGACATTTGTCAATGGGATATTATATTAAAATCTGTTATTTACAAAAACTTAACAACAATTAAAGATCATGCCTCGAAAGGTAGTTCCAGAGTGGAATAGTCGAGGCAGATCAGAAAGGACAGAAAATGGCATTAAAATATTGCCAAAGTCATAAGTGCCATACTTATGACACAAAGGACAGGAAACGAGGCTCGAAAGATAATCGAGTAAATCAGACTAGAAGAAGAAGTGATTTCTACTATGGTGGTGGAAATTTTTGCTCATTGAATTGTTATAATGATTGGGCAGATCACTTTATGAATAGAGCCATAGACCAAGTAAGTGGTCGGATTATTGAGCCAATAACTTTAACAGAAGAAAATGCGTGGAATAAAAGAAGAAGTTATAGGTTCGAGAATGGAAATTATACTTCAACTTATTATTGGTATAATATGGTTAGTGGTAGAGATATTGAAATTACAAAAGAGGAATTTCAAAATCAAACTGAGCCACAATTATAGTTTCATCTGTCCTTGATGAACAACTCTAGGTTGTAAGCTTCAACCACAACCTAGAGTTGAATTTTTTTATTTTT